CGACATCGCTGTGGCGAGCCACCTCACCGGCAAGGTAAACCGCCTGTGCCCCTCCACCAGCTTCGCTGGTCCCCCTCCCCGTTCCGGGGAGGATCGGGGACGTCCGCTTCCCACCCCAAAGCCGCCACAACACCGCGCCCCGCGCCGCGTCATCCAGCGGCGTCTCCACCACGCGCCGCAGCCCCGCATGCGCATGCACCAGGCTCGCCGGCCCGATCAGCCCCAGATGAAACTGTCCCGCCGCAAAGGCGATCAACGCGACATCGCCGATCCGGGCTTCGTCACCCGCTGGCGAAAAGCCGGCGCGCGCCAGCCCCGCCTCGATCCGCCCCCGCGCCCATCCACGCAGCGGATAATTCTCGGGCCGCACCAGCCGCACCCCCGCCGCCGCATAGGCCGCGCACACCAGCCCGACGCAATCGAGCCCCATCGCCGGATCGCAACCCTGCAACCGGAACCGCGCCCCGACCATGCCCCGCGCCGCCGCAAAAGCGCGCGCTCCCACAAGTTCGTCGAGCGCCTCATCCACCCGGATAACGCGTCAGCAGATCATTGCCCGGCAGATGCGCTTCCCCGCGAAAATTCAGCGCATTGCCGAAGCGCGTCCGGCACGTCGCCAGCTGCTTGTCGCACCCTTCGGTCAGCCGCACCCGCGTCGGCAGCGCAGGCAGCATCCCCGGCACTTCGGCCAGTTGCAGCACCGTCCCGCTGCCCTCGATCACGGGCGACGCCAGCCCGCACGCCGCACCCTGCACCCACAGCAACTCGCCGAACGCCATGCGCCCGGCCGCCACCGGCGCATCGAGCGTCACCGCGCGCCCATCGACCGCCACGACGCTGCGCTCATGCGTCAAAGGCGCGAGATCGACCCGGCACGCCCGGTCGCCCAGCCCCGCACGGCACGACGGCGACGTCGCCGGACACGCCGGGGCATCGAGCCGCCGCAGCACCCCCTGCAATTCGACCGCGAACGCCGCCCCGCACCGCTCGACCGCCCCCAGCTCGCCGCGCGCGACCACGATCGGTGCCGCCCCGGGCGCGCTCCAGTCGGTCACCATCAGCACCAGCTCGGCGCCGTCCCAGCGCCCCGCATCGAGGTCCGCCGCCGATATCGCTGCGCTCGACACCGCGCCCTCGAGGTCCATCGTCTCGACCTCGAGGCTGTCGCTCGTCTCGAGCGCCGAGGGCTTCATCCCCGGCGCCGCGCGATAGGGCATGCCGCCCACCACCAGGTCGCGGTCGTGCGACGTCAGCCCCACGACCACCCCGTCGCGCCGCGCCAGCCGCCAGCACCAGGCGAGCGTCACCAGCTCCTCGCGCAGCCAGTCGGGCGCGGCGGTCAACATCACCACGGCGCCCGCACCTCGACCAAAGGCACCGACGCCATCTCGCCCGCCAGGAAGGTCGCGCGGCTCACCTCCAGCCGGTCCTCGGCAAAGCGCACCGGCACGTCGAAACGAAACCCCGCGCGCACCGCGATCCCCGCCGCAGGCGCCGCATCGAGCAGCACCTCGCCTTCCTCGGTCATCACAAACGCCCCCGTCTCGACCCCGCCCACCGACACGCGCACGCTGCCCGCGACCGGCAGCCGGATCGCGCGCAGCTGTACCGCGTCCCCCGAACCATAATGCTTCACCAGCGCGAACTGCCGCCGGCTCCCGTCGCCGGTCCCCAGCATCTGGTCGTCCGCCGCGAGCAGTCCGCCATCGGCCGCCGACCCATGATCGAACGGATCGCGAAAGCGGAACCCCCGCGCCGCCCCGCGCCGCGCCCGGAAAAAATCGGCGAGCGTCCGCACATCGGCCTCCGAGCGCACGCCCGGCCCCGCGTCGTAGCGCATCCGCGCCTCGGCCCATTCGCTCGCGCGCTGCTCGTGCCCCGAGGGCGCGCTCACGATCTGCGTCGAAAATTCGGTGATGCTCAGCGCCTCGCGCCCGATCGCCAGCGGGAAATCCACCGCATCAAAAGCCTGCACTGCATCCTCCCCGTCGAACCAGACGAACCCGTCGCGCGTGACTTGCGGCAGCGCCCAGACGAACGTCCGCGCCACCCCCGCACGTCGGCTCCCCGCCGCCGCATCGGCGATCGCCGCCCACTGCCCGCGATCCTCCGCCAGCAGCACGAACCCCGAAAAATAATGCTGCGCCTGAACCGGATAGCCCAGCCGCGCCACCATCGCCCCGCGCGCCGGCCCGGTCTCCGCCCCGCGCGCCGCGGTCACCCAGTCATAATCCTCGAGCTGCAGCACATCGAACGCCGGCGCCGCCCAGCCGAGCGGCACATTCGCGCGCCGCAGTTCGGGCGCCGCCGGATCGAGCACCGTCGGCAGGAATACCAGCAAATGGCTGGTGAAATCCTCCGCCCCCGCCTCGTCCTGCGCCGCCGCGACCAGCGCCCCCGTCGACGTCGCCAGCAGATCGCCGAGCGCGTCGAGCATCGCCGTCTGCCCCACATCGAGGGCCTCGCGCACATCGGGGATCGTGACGCTCGCCCCGCCCAGCGCCGCGCTCGTCGCCGCGTCATAACCGCAGATCTTCCCGCCCGAATTGACCCACCACCACGGCTCGCCGACCTGGAACTTCACCGGCAACTCCGCCGCCACCGCGATGGCGACGAATGCCCGCGCGGCCAGTTGCAGATAGCCCATCGCGCTCGCATTAGCCGGCGACAGCAAGGTCGAAGGCGGCACCCACCCGGTCAGCGCCGGCGCGCCCTCGGCATCGCGCTGCTTCCAGTCGCCCCAGCAATATTCATCGAAATATTCGTAGGACAAGGACCAGATCAGCCCCAGCCCCGCCGCCTTCACCGCGCCGGCCAGCGCCGCATGCCACGCCGCGCACGGCGCATTGATCGTCCCCCCGGCAAGGCTCGCATAAAAGCCTCCGCCCGACGCCTCGAGCCGCATATAATGGCTCATCCCGACATAATGGACGACATCGCCGCGATAGCCGAGCGCTTCGATCTGCCGCACCACCCGCGCGGGGGTCAGGTGATAGCAATCGTCATAGCCGTTGGTCATGCCCAGCTTATGTTCGGGCAGCATCGCATCGCCGATCGCCAGCACCGATCCCGAGCCCGCGACCGCGATCTCGCTCATCTCGGCCCAGCCCTCGGCCGGGCCCCCGAGCACGCCTTCGCTGCCGTCATAGCCCGGCGGCACCAGCGACACGAACATCCGGTCGATGTCGCCCGCCCACACCGGATCGGCCTCCCCAGGCAGCAGATACCCCCCGTCCATCGCAGCGAAATCGAGGCTGATGACCGCATCCTCGGGATCGCCCGCGGCATAGTTCCACAGCCGCACATACCAGGCGCGCGGTTCTCCCTCCGCATCGCGCCCCTCGATCGTCAGCGTCGGCCCGTGCAACGCATCGAGCGGCTTCACCCCGCCCGACCGCCAGCGGAACGACAGCTGCACATGCCGGAAATCGCGCGCCGTCTCATAAGCGAGCAAGGGATGATCCCAGCGATCCTCCGCCGCCCAGATCAGCCCCGCCAGATCGTGCCTCCGATAAAAGACCGTCTCGACCCGCAGCGCCTGGGCACCGGTCGTCACCACGCTCGCCATCATCGGCCGCGCAAAATCGACCGTCCAGAACCGCGGGTCGAAGCGCTTGATCCAGCCCTTCCTCTGATGCGGCTCGGCCGCGACCAGCGCCCAGCCCATCAGTCCGCCTCCACCGCACGCCGCACCGCGCGCGCCAGCTGCCGTCCGGTCTGCGCCAGCCGCCCGGGCTCGCTGCCCGCCGGCCCCTGCACATTCACCGTGATCGCGATATTGCGCACGCCGCCGCCGCCCGCCGCCTCGATCCGCCCGCTCGCCGCCGGCACGAACAGCTCGGGCCCGCGCTCGCCGACGCGGTACGCGCGCCCCGCGCTCACCTGCCCGCCCGTCGCGCGTCCCGGCGCCCCGCCGATCGCGCCCGCAATGACCTGCCCCAGCGCGAGCAGCCCGCCGCCGCTTCCACCGCCCCCGCCGCCGCGCAAGATGTCGCCGATCCCGCTCTCGATCGCCGCGCGCGCGATGTCGGTCATCACCTGCAGCGCCAGCCGCTTCAGATCCTCGAACCCCAGCTTGCCCGTCAGGATCGCGCGCGTCAGCGCATTCTCGATCCGCCGCCCCGCCGCCTCGGCACCATTGGCAAGCGGCCCCTCCAGCTCGGCGCGCAGCGCCGCCACGTCGCGGCGAAAGGCGCCGGTATCGGCGCGCACCGTCACCAGCATCTCGTCGATTTCATCGCCCATCGGGAAAAGCCTCCATCATCGCCGCCAGCGCATCGCGGTCCAGCCCGGTCGGCGGCGCGTCGTCGTCCACCCAGCCCGCCAGCACCGCCGCCGCCTCGGCGGGCGTCGCCGCCCAAAACTCCCCCGGCCGCCACCCCGCGACGCGCGCCATCAGCCCTGCCAGCCGCACTGCGCCCGGCCCGAACGCGCCGCTCATCGTCCCTGCAATATCTGCCCGAGCAATATGCGCAGCGCCGGCGTCACTGCGGCCAACCCCGCCGCGACCACCGCGTCGCCGACCGCCTCGCGCGTCAGCCCCTCGGGCCGCCCCTGCACGCAATGCCAGAACAGGCACGCCAGCTCGCCCAGCGCCAGCCGCCCGTCGGCGGCGCGCTCGACCAAGCCGAACAGCGGCCCCAGCTCGCCCTCGGCGGCGACCAATGCTGCAAAGCTCGGCCGCAGCACGAACGTCTCGCCGCCGACCCTGAGCTCGGCTTCGCCGCGCAGCATATTGGCCGCGGAATCCCCCGGCCCGCTCACAGGCTCACCACCGCGCCGCTGCTTTCGAGGTTCAGCGTATATTGCCGTTCGCCGTTATAATCGCCGGCATAGTCGAGCCGCGTCACCAGGAAGCGCCCCTGCATCCGCTCGCCGCCCTCGAAGCTCAGCTCATAGGCGTCGATCGCCCCCGACAGCGCATGACCGCGCAGCCGCGCCTCGGCGTCGGACCCGGTAAAAATCCCCGCCGCGCTCACCGAAACCGATCGCACCCCGGCGCCCGACAACAGCTCGCGCCAGCCGCCCGAATCCTTCGTCGTGACGTTCACCGCCTCGCCGTTCACCGACAGTTGCGTCGTGCGCAAACCCGCGACCGTGGCATAGGCCGGCGGCACCATACCGTCGCCGATCTTGAGCAAAAATGCGCTCCCATTTTCGATTGCCATCGTCTATTCTCCTTGCCTCACAAGAACATCCGCAAACGGGGAGTCGCAGGATGCTGATACCGTCGATACTTCTGGCCGCCATGGCGCCCGCTTCGACCGCGAACGTCGACACGGCGCGCGCCGCCTTCACCAAATGCCTGCGCACCGACATGAAGAAGTCGCTCGAGGCCAAGATGGGCGAGGCCGAATATGAAATGGCGCTGAAATCCAACTGCTCGGAAGAGCGCGATGCCTTCCGCGCCGCGGTCATCGCCTTCGGCCGCGCCGCCGGCGACAGCGAAAAGAACGCGACCGACGACGCCGACATGCAGATCGAGGATTATCACGCGAACTTCACCGACAAGTTCAAGGACTACAGCTCGACCAACACCCTGCCCGGCGAGTGATTTTGCTGCGGTAAGGCCGCAGCATAAGGTGCAGCAATTTTAACCCGTCGCCCCCGCGAAGGCGGGGGCCGCTGTCAGCTTTTTTCTGCTTCGCTGCGTAAACTGATTGCGGCCCCCGCCTTCGCGGGGGCGACGCTATCACATCACCAAACACCGGCACCGCACCACGATCTCGTGCCGCCACCCCCCATCCTTGCCGAACGCGAACCGTGTCCGCACCACCCGCGCGCCCACGATCCGCCAGTCGCCCGCCTCGCCGCGCAGTCCCGGGACCAGCGCCTCGATCCGCCCCGCCGCCGCGTCGCCCGCGGCATCGCCGGCCCCGACCAGCGCCAGCGTCACGCGCACCTCGCGCCCCGCCGCATCCTTCGTCCCCCAGTCGCTGCCTTCGGCGCCGCCGATGCTGACATAGGGCGCGCTCGCCCGCGCCGGCACGCCGTCGAACACCCCGTGCACCAAGCCTGCCAGCACCGCGTCGTCCCCCAGCACGCCCAGCGCCCGCGCGCGCACCGCCGCCTCGGCGCCGCTCATCGCCCAAGCCCCACACGCCGCCACGGCTGCCACAGCGCCGCAACGATCGCCGGCGGCGCGCGCCCATATTCGCCCTGCGCTTCGCCGCGCGCCTCATGCAGGTGCTGGATCATCCGCGCCAGTCCCTGGCGGATCGCCTCGGGCACGCCATTGACGTCGCTCGCCAGCCCGGCGCGATAGGTTAACCGCAGCCGCGCCGCATCGCCCGCCGCCTCGACCCGCACCCGCGCCGCACCATCGCGGTCGATCTCGTGTCGCCAGGCGTCGGCCGCCAGCAAAGTCTCGTCGTCGCCGACCAGCCCCGCCACCGCCTCGACCGCGGCCACCGGCCGTTTGACCAGCCGGATCCAGCCGGCGCTCACCGGCATCTCCTCGGTCACCGTCCGTACGATCAGCATCTGCCCGGTAAAGGCCTCGCACAGGTCGGCCGCGCTGCGGATCAGCCCCGCGACCACCGCATCGTCGTGCCCCGCGCCCAGCCGCAGCCACGCCTTCGCCTCGGCGACGCCGACCGGCGCCGCGCCCTTCTCGATCGCGGTGATCATCAGCGTTCCTCCACCCGCAGCATGATCGAGCGTTCGTCGATCTGCCCGTCGCTCAGCGTCACGCGGTTGGTGACGCGATAGAGGCCGCCCGCAACCCCACCCTCGATCGTCGCGGCGCAGCGCAGCAGGTCGTGGCTCTCGCCCGCCACCGCCACGCCCCCATCGACCTCGGGCTCGACCACCCAGCTCGCTTCCTCGATCGTCTGCCCGTCCAGATAGGCATCGCCCCAGTCGAACGCATAATCGATCCGCGCCCCCGGATCCTTGATCAGCAACATCATATTTCTCCCGCCCCAAATGATCCTCCCTGTGGCGAAGCCATGGGGAGGGGGACCGCCGCGAAGCGGTGGTGGAGGGGCCGGCAACCTCGCGCCAAAACCCCTCCGTCAGCGGCTGCGCCGCTGCCACCTCCCCATGACCTTCGGTCACAGGGAGGATCAAATGCCTACAGCTTCCGCGCCACCACCCGCCGCTCGCGCCCTTGCGCGCCGGCACCGCCGCCGCGGCCCGCGCCCAGCGCGACGCCCAGCCGCGGCCCGGCCCATTCGCCCGCCAGGTCGCGCACCCCGGCATCGCCGATCGCCGCGCCCGACAGCGCACGCCCGCCGATCACGCCGCCGCTCCCGCGGCCAACCCCGCGATCAGGAACAGCGCCAGCTGATCGCTGCGCACCCCGAAACGGTCGTGCCACGCGCCGCCCTCATCCTGCCACCGATCGAAACAGAGGAAGGCGTAAGGCGTCCGCCCCGGCAGCCCGTCGGCGCCGATCGCATCGACCAGCCCCTCGTCGGCCATCACGGCCCAGACATGCTGCGCGCGCACGCCGAAATGCTGCCGCGCGTCATCGACGCCCTTCGCCGCGATCGCATCCTCCCACTGGAAAAAGCCCAGCTCGCCCGCGATCCGCCGCGCCGCGCGCAGTTCGGCCTCGCTCGCGCCGCCCGTCCAGCGTTTCTCGCGCGCATCCGACGTGTTGATCGCCCCCGTCGCGGCATAGACCGTCGACCAGCGAAAGCCGCTCAGCCCCAGTGTCTGCGCATTGTCGGCACCGGGCCGAAAGCGCCCCGCGTTGTCGAGCACCGCCGCCTTGTCGAGCAGCCCCGCGTTCGACACGCTGAATTTCAGATCGGTCTGCCCGCCGTGCCCCACGGGCATCGTCGCCGCGATCTGCGCGCGCACGCCCGCGCCGCTCACCGATCCATCGGCGCAGCGAAAGTTCAGCGCGGCAAACACGGCGTTCGCCGTCCACCCCGCGGTCCCCGCCTGCGTATCGGCGATCTCGATTACCACCGGCGCGCTGCCATCGACCGCCGAACTGCCCTTGACCACCAGCCGCTGCGCCGGCGCCTCCTCGCCGATCCCCAGATTGCCCGCGCACACGAAACCGCCGCCGCTCCGCTGGTGCACCAGCGCGCTCGCGGGCACATTGACCCAGCCGCTCCCGCGCCGCACCGTCACCGCGTCCGCCGCCTCGACCGCGCCTGCCGACGAATGGCCCGTCGATACCGGCTGCTTGCCCGCGATGGCACCATCGTGCCCCGCGATCGCCCCCTGCGCCGCCGCCAGCGCGGTCCCCTGCGCCGTCACCGTCGTACCCAGCGCCGACAGCCCCGCCGCATTGGCGGCAACGCCCGCCGCCGCACCCGCAAGCGCCGAGTCGGCCGCGGAAAACCATCCCGCCCCGGCGGTCAGCGCGACCGTCTTGATCCCGCCCGTAAAAGCCACCGCCACCCCGCCGTTCGACGAGGCCGCGACGCCATCGCGCACCAGCCGCCCCTCGGTGTCGAGATGCCCGGTCCCCGTCTCCCATTCGCCGGCATGCGTCACCCCGGCGATGGCATAGTGAAAGCTCGCGCCGCCCGGCACCACCGCCCCGAACGCGCGATGCCCCGGCAGGGCCCCGCCCAGCACCAGCGCACCGCTCCCCGTCCCCGTGCACCGCTCGCGCACCAGGTCGGCAAAAAACAGGCTCGGCATGATCGGCCGTCCTTTCTTAAGATGAAAAATTCTCCCTGTGGCCGCGGGCCATCGGGAGGGGGACCGCTCGCGAAGCGAGTGGTGGAGGGGCCGACCGCTTCACCGACGCCCCAAGGCATCGGCCCCTCCGTCAGCCCTGTGGGCTGCCACCTCCCCATCGCTTCGCGACAGGGAGGATAATATTCCGCAGTAAGCGCCCGGCCCTTCACCGAAAGGGGAAGAGCTCGGGGCCGGGCGCCGCATCGCGCGCCAGCTCAGCTGGCGGCGAATTTCATCAGCTTGATCGCGTTCGAATCGATGATCGCGCCGCCCACTCTCTTGGTTGCATAGAAATGCACGAACGGCTTGTTGCTGAACGGGTCGCGCAGGATGCGCGTCTCGCCGCGGTCCGCGACGAGGTAACCCGAGCGGAAATTGCCGAACGCGATCGACAGGCTGTCGGCGGCCAGCGCCGGCATGTCCTCGGCCTCGACCACCGGATAACCGAGCAGGCTCGCCGCCTGCCCCTCGACCAGCCCCGGCTGCCAGATGAAGGCGCCATCGCTGGTCTTGAACTTGCGGATCCGCGCCAGCGTGTCGCTGTTCATCACCCAGCACGCCCCCTGCCGGTACGGCGCGCGCAGGCTGTGCACCAGGTCGACCAATTTGTCCTGCGGGTTCGACGCCGCAAAGGCCCCCGCCGCCCCCGACGCGACATATTGCAGCTCGCCGAAATCGCGGACCGCATCGGCCTCATTGGTCGCGGTATAGGACAGGAAGCCCTTGGGCCGGTTGGTCCCGTTGCCGCCGACGAACGCCGAGCCCTCGGCCACCGCGAACTCGCGCCCGATCTCGTCGGCCAGCCAGGCCTCGACGTCGAACATCGCATCGTCGAGCATCGCCTGGCTCGCCGCCGGATTGGCATAGAGCTCGCCCGACGGCGGCGCGATCTCGGCAAAGCTTCGCGTATCGGTCTCGGGCCGCGCCGCCGTCTCGCCGACCCAGCCGGCCTCGGTCGCACCCGTCGCGACCA